TAATGATAGACCGATTGCCGTGAGGAGTTTTTTCATTCTCGTCCCTCTTGATGATGTATCCAAACTTTCAAATCTTTTACATATTTTCTTAAAGTTTCTGCTTGTGATAGGTGCCACTCTTCTTGTGTATCTAGATACAGTCTCATATGATTATCAACTGCGTCTAGACACTTTTTAATTACAGGATTCCAAGGCTCCCGAATCGGAGTGTTCCACTCTCGTGGCATAATACCTCACTTTTTTTTACCACCGTTTTTTGCTTTGTTTGCCGTCGCATTTCCTTGGTTCTGCTTAGAGTTTTTACCTCCAGCAGAACCTTTCTTGCCCTTATTTGCGGACTTTGCCATTATGCTCCGCCTGTGCGGGGTTGAACTTGACCCTCTTCCAGTGCTTCAACTCTTGCTTCAAGAGTTGTGGCAGGTGCTTCTGCTACTGGAGCAGGTGGTTCTGGAGGAGCTTCTACAACTGCTTCTCTGCGTGGCTCTTCTTTCTTCTCCTCATCCTCACCACCTTTCTTCATAGTATTAATACCAAAAGTTGCAGCAGAGGCAGTGAAGACAGTCGCAATAAAGGTTGGATCCATTTTTGCGAGCATACCAGCATAACTAGCAGTAAGGAGAGCGGCAGACCAACTCAAAATCGCAACACGAATAATTTGACTCATAGTTTTTTCTTTTTTGTTATCCATCAGTCTATGTGATGAAGTCTCATCTTATTTAGTTAAAGACATACTTTATTCCCATTCCAAAACGACCATTTGAGAAATCATCGGCAGCAGTAATGTATTCGCCAAACAACTTCACATCTCTACCACCAGTTTCTCCACCCAAAATTACAATCGGATTATTCATACTTGTTCGGTCTTTATCTAAACCTAAATGGTGAACAGAAAGTCCAGCATAAACATTACTGTGCTTTTCAATAGGTAAAAGGAACTTAACACCTGCATGGTTAAATCCCAACCCATCATCTTTTTCAGGAACACTACTTTGATGTTCTACAAATAACCTCACATTCTTATGAATGTCGTGTTGAATACCAAATACACCAATAGGTTCTTTAAGATTAATTTGTTTTTTAGTTGTAGGTGTTGGACTTGCAGTGAATCCTATGTAAGTTTTAATCGGAGTTACTACACCAATTAATATTGTAGATAAAACTAAAGCAACTGCATTTGCAGTAACTCCGATTTCCATAAATTAGAACCTGAATTTAATTTTGCCAGCAACAGAGTTGTTGGTGACTCCATTATTTAACCCGTGAGACGCTTCAACAATTAACAATTCTTTATAATCTACGGCAGCAGTAACTCCATAAGAACTATCAGTTCCATAAGCACCTTCAACACTTACACCAAACAGGTTATTTTTCTTACCACCAAAACGAGTTTCAAGTTTGAGACCTGCTTCACCAACGTGTGTTGTATTATCAACTGCTGCTACACTTCTTGCGGACTGAACAGAACCACTTTCATTGTAAGCATTTCTTTTCACATTTTGAACAGTATAACCAACAAATGGTTTAACTCCCTTCGCAAGATGCCAGTATAAACGATTAGAAACCCACCATTCATTTCCAGTCGTAGTGCCTTCGTTATAGAAAACTCCACCAACATTTCTTCCATATCTATAATTACTATCTGCAATCGCAGCGTTTGTATTCAAAGTAAGAGTGTTACCATGAAGAGTATTGAAAATACCATAATGATTTTTCTTCTGATGTGACTTTGAATCAACACCATCAAGAACTATGTTAACTTGATTATACTGGAATCCAACTGTCCAACCTTTCGTAAGGTCCACTTCAATTCCACCACCGAAGATCTTGGAATCAGCAGTATATCCATCAGCATTATAGGACTGAACGAATCTGTTGTTCTCAAATACTCTTAATCTTTGCTTACCTGCGGTTGGTTCGTGATTCAGAAGTCCATTGATACCATCATTGATTCCATCAAGAACTTCTAACTGATCTACACGACCAAAGTAGTAATCATAAGAATCAGATATCGCAACAGATTCAGATGATGTATAAGTATATGTTGGTGTTCCGTCGATTACGGTTGTTGTACCATCAGCATAATCAGTTGTGGTGACTGGAGTTGTGGTTGTGGTCGTAACCATTGGAGTGGTTACAGTCGTCACCGTTTGCTTTTTGATTTGCTGTTTTCCACTAGATTCACTTGCTTCAAAATTATATGCTTTAGTTGTAACTGATGGAAGTGTTTGTGATGCAGCAATTGCAGAAGAAACGGAAGGAGCAATTGTTGAAGTATAGTTCAGAACAGTTCCCGTAACTTGTGAACTTGATGTTCCGTTAGATGTGGATGTGGTTACAACTGGCGTTCCATTTGATGTGGTTGTAGAACCATCAGAATATGTGGTGGTTGTAACTGGAGTTGTAGTTGTAGTGGTTGTTGTAACTGGAGTTGTGGTTTCTACAGTATCAGTATAGTTCTGAACTGTACCGTATCCGTCAGTATCAAGATTACTTACATTATAAGTAACTTGAGATGTTGCTACAACATTTGAAATTGATGTGGATGTTGTAACTTGGTCAGATGTTGTGGTTCCAGTTACTGTTGGAGCAGCTGGAGTTGGATTTGGATTTGTTGTAGGAGCATTTGGATTATTTGGAGTAACAGCACCAAATGTTTGTCCATTTTTGAGAGTAGTTCCTGGTTGACTATCAACTAAAAGAACTGGCGATAGTGCAGTATCACCAAGATTAAATACTGCAAAACCTAATAGGTAAGTACCAGTTACATCAACCTGATAGGTTGAATTTTGCCATCCAGTAGAACCATAAGTTCCCGTAGAATAATCTCCTGTTCCTGGATTAGTGAATCCCAAAAGTGCATAGTTACCAGTATAGTTATTAACTATTACATTTGGTGTAGAACCAGATCCCTGATAGACAAGAGATGTGATGGAACCATCATTGAAAGGAACATAGTCAGTTCCAATATAGTTCCAAGACATTGTATAAGTAGTTCCAGCATCAAGATTTACACTTTGAGTTAACCATGCAGCATTAGTTGGATTAGGATTTCCGAGTCCTGATGCTTGTTGATCTTGCTGAAGTTTTGTTTTGATTGCTTGATTTTGAGTTTGTGTAAGTCCTAATGCTGATGTTGCAGCATCAAATGTTACATTACCTGTTGGTTGTAATGCAGCACCATAAGAACCATATGGAGCAAATGTCCAAGTTGTTGGAGTTACTGCGGGTGCATAATATGGATTTGGTGATCCATCTTGTTTAGTTGGACTTCCTACTGCAGGGTGCGATGGAGCACTGAATGTTACTGAACCGTTGATAAGAGTAACACCAGTTCCATTGCCTGTAATGGTTCCGTTGGTTAGAGTTCCTGTTTGAGATCCAACATTCCAACCAGATAATGAACCTCCCTCAAAATCTGTACCAGAAATTGTATCGGCAAAAGTTGCTGTTGGTGCTCCCATCAAAAGAGCAGACGCTACAGCAAGCGCCCTGGTAGCGTAAGACATAAGAATCCTCTATGACTCAGTGTGTACTAAACGAAACAACCCGAAGTGTGTTTAAAAGTAAAGTATTCACCGAATCACAGAGGACTCGGAGTATATAGATTCAGATCAGAAGATCAAGAATCAGTAATGATTGTAACTATTTATCCTTTCTTCCAAGCTTCGCCTTCTGCCTTTCTTCTACGAGCAAGACCTGCTTCTACATTAGAACCAGGATTGCGATAGAGGAATAAAGCATCAGGAACTAAGTCCCATTCTTTATTCTTCAGGCGTTTAGTAATAGTATTAAAGTTAGCGCCGCCGTAAAAACCGGCACCAAGATTATAAGCAAAGCTGAGCAAAGCTCCTCTTTTTCCATCTGACATTTCACTCCAATATGGGATTTTGCGTAATGCGGGAAGAAACTCCTTCTTACACTGTTCAATCAGAAGTGCATCTGCTTCTGCCTGTGTAAGGGTATCATCAAGTTTGAATGCTGAACCATCCTTCTTACGAGTCGAACCCCAACCGATTGTGATTGGAAGTCCACCGGTCAGAGGGTCAGGATATGCCTTTAGATGGCATCCTTCAAACTCCTTGATTAACTTGATGCCCATTTGTGGGACATCATCACCACCAGTTACAGGAGCTGCAGCAGCGGCAGGGGCTGGTGCAGCACTAGTCTTTTTTCCTCTAAAGATCTCCGCCCAATCAACATTATCTTCCAGATACTTAACAGGAAGATTGTCTTCTAACCATTGAACTGCCTTAACATGATTTGGATTTCTTTCATCATAGAATTGAAAGAAATTGTGTAGATCAACTCTTGCCATTTGGTCCTCCAAAATACTTTTGAAAAAGGTCGTTTGCTTCTTTATGTTTACCGTTATTTGTAAGATCCTTAATAACCTTAAGCATCTTTCTCTTAAAATTAGTCGAAGATTCTTCCCCAGCCATCATTCCCTCCTGGGCACCAACGGTGCTTGAGAACTGCTTTGGTGTAAATAGTCTTCTTACCATTTGTCACAGGACCAGTATAGTTATCGTTGAGGGAACCATAAGGATCATTAACAAAATATCCTTTACCATCTGGTGTCTTACCGATGACTACACACATGTGCCCACCAGTAGGTGCAGAAAGAGAACCCCTGTGCAGGATACCAATAACAACAGGTTTCCCAGCATCAAGACTTTTATCAACGTCAGCAAAAGAAAGATTGTAACTAAAGTGTGACTTAACTCCATAACCTGCAAGTACCTTTGTTTGTACCGCATGATCTGTAGTATCGCCAATCGCAAATACTTTCTTAACATACTCGTCATCACCTTTAATCGATCCTGGCTTGAGGAAAGCAAGGCACATTGCACATGATGAACTATTACAAGTTCTATGTGCATCTCTGTAGTTGTCTACTTGATTGAAATATGGAACTGCGAGTACTTCTGGAGTTGGTGGTTTTGTTCTGAACATTCCAATCCAGTCAGTCTCTGCATCATCTAAGAAGTTAGCAGGTAGATTATCCTCTAACCATTGAACTGCTGCTACATGATTTGAATTCTTTTCGTCGTAAAATTTGAAAAAGTTGTGAAGGTCAAGTGTCATCTTCCTCTCCTATGAACTCTAATGAGAAAATATCATGATCTAAAATATTCGGATTCAACCATTCACTAAATTCAGATTGAATCGCATGGGCATTCTCAATATTTTCTTCACAGAGAGTATGAATGCGGTCAACTGCCCAATCATGAGTTGTCTGAAGAGTCTCTTCCAAAGTTTCCATAATCTTTTCGCATGTAGCGTCCTAGAATATTACTATTGTAATACGCTGGACTCCCATCGTCAAGAGACTCAATCAACACATTATTTAGGAAAAGCTGTTTTGTTTCTTCATAATTACACTGCCCCTTTGTCTTATGAAGACTCAAAATTACTCTATCAAATGACTCTTTCCCCCAAAGGTTAACGTCTTCTTTGAGTTCAGGACAGGAGCCGTAATATGTTTTCCAATCGGACTCTGACTTAACTTTTCTAGATTTTCCTCTTGGTGTGCGGAAAGACCAGAAATACTTTCTACCAATATAACTACGACCAGTTTTATTGCAGTGAATATGATAAACAAAACCAAAATTATCTTGAATATCAGAAGACTCAAAAATTTCCCCATTGAATCTCCAGGGATTTTCATAACTCATACTAAGAATCTTTATGAGCTATTATTTATCTTCAACCCTAGCAAAGCGATTCTAGCAATAAAAAAGGGGGTTTGTCAACCCCCGAGTATTATGTTAAACTTATATCAAACTCCAGGAAGTTGTGGTCCTGTGCGCTTTAAAGCAGATTGCGCTTCATTTGGATTGTTAGTTCCTTTTCCAAGATTATAAATCTTTTGAGTTTTTTGTGCTGCTTTGTGAGCTGCTGGATCAATTGGTTCGGGCATTACACCTTCAACGATGCTTTGGATACACTTTGAATCCATCTCCATCATTACATAAAGTGCTTCTTCTAAGGTATCTACGTGACCTTGTGAGAGGAGATAATCAAGAACGATATCATATGCTTCTTTTCTTGTGCCTAAAATGTTTCTAGTTCTTTGTGACATTTTTGCAGTTGCAGCAGGGGAATAATCACCACCAGGAAGACTTGATTTTGCTTGTGGACCAGTTCCTGGCGACATATCTGCTTTCAATTTTTTCCCTAAATCTTTTAAATCTTGAACATCCTGCGAAATTGATCTAGGAGCAGGCATTGCAGAACCACTCTTTGCAGCAGCAAGAATTGCACGTTGTTGTGGAGTGCCAACTCTAGAAATCATAGGTTCGTTTGCCTTTGCCCAAGTTGATAAATTCTTGGTCCTATCACCAGTTTGTGCTGTTGGTTTTGGTTTAGTGGGTTCTGGTTTTGTTGCTGCTGGTTTAGTTGGTTCTGGTTTAGTTGGTTCTGGTTTAGTTGGTTCTGGTTTAGTTGGTTCTGGTTTTGTTGTTGCTGGTTTTTTTGCTGGTTGTGATGGATTAGGAATTTTGTTCCAATCAGTATATCCTTGTGCTCTAGCCCATCTTCTAGCAGTTTTTGGAAACTGCCAACCTAAACCAGGAATATATACTTTTCTCTCACCACCTAATGTCAAAGTTGCGACACCTTTTGGTTTAGGTGCAGAATTCCAATCTGGACCCTCGCTAATAATATTTTCAAGAGATAAACCCTCTGGAAATAGTTTTTTTGGTTTTGGTTTTGCTGTTGCTGGTAGTTCTGGTAGTTTAACATTTTTAATAGCATCTGCTGCTTTTTGTGGGCTTGGGATATTGTGTGCCGCTTGCCTTACACCCTGAACAGCAGCACCAACATATTCTCTTCCTTTACCACCACTTATAAATTGATCTGCTGCAGCTGCTACACCTGCAGGAACTCCAAGTTTAACTCCAAATTTACCCAACTTTTGGAGTGCTTGTTTAGCAGGTTCCTTTGCACCCTTCCATACATTACCTAAAACTTTTCCGCCAAGTCTTGCAGCACCCGAGAGTGCCCCTTTTGCTGCTTGTCTAGCACCTGCACCAAATAAAGTTCTACCAATTGCAGGAAGCACCGCCCGTGCAGCAGCTCCTAATCCTAATCCCAATCCAACCAAAGGCGCAACTTCATAAAGTTTTTGCATCTGCTCTTCAATATATTCTTCCGAAGATAAGTTCTCAACAATCAAATCATCACTAGAATAGTGATTAATATCCTCTATAAAAGTTTCATAATCAACATTTGCAAAATATTCAAGAACCTCAACCGCATTAGATCCATTAGAAATCAAGGTATATGCTATTGATTCAATTATTTGATTTTCTGTTACTTCTACATTTTCATAAATTGAAGCATATGTTTCTCTCAAACTCGCAATTTCACCACCAGTAAGTCTAGACATTTTTTTGTTTTAGTTTCTTATAAAAATATTTATAAAAAAAGAGGGTATTAAACCCTCTAGTGTGCCAGTTTGGGAAGTGGACTCAACTAGAATAATCACCTTTGTTCATTCTACCTTGTCTTTCAACTTGCCCAACACTCATACCAGAACTTTGCATTTTTTTCTTTCCGCCGCCAGCACCAAAGTCAGTTAGTTTTCCACTATCATCTTTTGAAGCAGGAACAGCAGGTGGTCTATTTGGTCCAGTTTGTTTTGTAGGTGGAACATATGTTTGACCTTTTGGAAGATTCCCACTAAACAACGAACGAACAGCACCAGCAACAGGTCCTACTGTGCGTCCTCCACCAACATCATAACGACCTGAACTATTAAAACCACCCTCAACAATACTCTGTCTCCACTCTTCACTCATATTTGCCATAATAGCAAGAGCTGCTTGTTCAGTATCAGCATAACCTTCATCAAGAAGGTGTCCTTTGATTACATCAAAAATATCAAAACTAGATTTTTGCAATTTAGATACAGCAGCGATAGCATCTTTCTCAACATCTGCAGTACTTTTACCAGCAGATCTTGCCGCCGCTCTTGCTGCTGTTGCTGCTTTCAATTCTGCCGAAGTTAAAGTTCTTGGGGTAAAACCAAGAGGCTTAGGTGCTGATGGTGCAGGTTTTGCAGCAGCAGGATCTGGAGTAGGTTTAGGGGGAGCTGGAGTAGGTTTAGGGGGAGCTGGAGTAGGTTTAGGGGGAGCTGGAGTAGGTTTAGGGGGAGCTGGAGTAGGTTTTGGTTTTTCAACAGGTTTTGATCCTTGACTCATAATACCTTGAGAGATTCTACCACCCAATGCGCCAAGGGCACCAAGTGCTCCACCATATTGATATCCTTTAGCAACATCTCTTGCAGTGGAACTAGCACCACGCTGAACTTGTCTTGCTGTATTGCTTACCGCTCCACCAATTGCTCTGTTGGTTGCAGACGCTGCATTACCAGATGCAGATGCTGCTCTAGTTACAGCAGACCTAATTTTTCCTCTATTTGAGATAATATCCCCAATTAAATCTTCATTAAGTTGCTCCTCTTGTCCAGAAGCAATAATGTTTTCATATAAATTTCCAATATCATCAATTTGTTTCGAAGAAAGCGTCATTTTACTACTACTTATTTCTTATAAAGATATTTATAAAAAAAGAGGATCCGAAGACCCTCATTTTACATCATCATGGCATTTACCCAACCATTCTTTTTTGTAATCATAATCACCAAACAAGTATTCATCACATTCTGCTGCTTCTTGATATGCGTTCAGGATTTCCTGTTCGCACCATTCATCATAGTTGGAATCCTGAGAAAGTATCTTTGGTAACATCCTGTTTGATTCCTCCAACAATGTATGATTCAACTTCGGTTTCCTGTGGTGCCACTTGAAGACCCTTAGAAGAAATCCAGTGCTCAGTCCAAGGAAGTGGATTATTCTTCGCAGAAATATCATAAAGTGGTTTGAGACCAATTGCCTTCATTCTACGGTTCGCAATCCATTCAACGTACTGTTGTAATAGTTTGTCATTCAGACCAATCATTGACCCATCCTTGAACAGATACTCTGCCCAAAGTTTTTCCTGATTCACAGCGTTCTCAAAAGTCTTGTAGAACCATTGCTCTTCTTCTTTAGAGATACGCGCCATATCAGGATCATCACCTTCTTTCCATTTGTTCAGAATGTTCTGAGTAATAACCAGATGCTGATTCTCATCACGAGCAATCAGTGAGATGATTTTTGCACTTCCTTCCATAAGTTTGAGCTCGCCAAACGCAAAACTACAAGCGAAGCTGACGTAAAAGCGAATACCTTCAAGAATATTAACGTTTGCAACTGCTCTGAATAGTTTTCTTTTGAGTTCATACCTTGCCTCTTGTGCGTATGGTACTTGTTCTAATGCGTGAACCCACTCATTTGTAGAACCATAATGCTGAGCACTATTGATGAAATCGTTATATGCCTGAGTTACACTCACGGCACGTTCCATAATGCGGTCTTCTTTGAGAATAGTATCAAAAACTTCAGAAGGGTCTGAATAAACATTCTTAATGATATAGGTGTATGAGCGAGAATGGATCATCTCCATAAACTCCCAAACCTTCATACACGCTTCCAGTTCAGGCAGTGAACAGTATGGAGCAAATGCCATACCAGGTCCACGACCCTGAACGGAATCCAACATTACCTGATACTTCAGGTTACTGGTGAAGATGTGCTTTTGCTCTGGGCGTAGCATATGATAGTCGCTACGATCTTTTTGAAGAGAAACTTCTTCGGGTCTCCAGAAGTAACCTAGTTGCTGTGTTGTTAGTTTATCGAAGATTGGATATTTGTAAGAATCATATCTTTGAATTCCTAGTGGTTGTCCAAAAAACATAGGTTGTTTTTTGGTGTCTACTTCCTGAGGGTTAAAGACGGTCATTGATTCGACCACTGCTTTTTCCTCCAAACCTGTTTTAAATCTTACAAGACTCACAATCTTCCTCCTCTGCTTGTTCTAGTTGAGAAATTAAATCTTCAAGAGACTGCTTGGTTTCTTCAACCTCATCAGTCTTATGATCATAAGTATTCTGATAGTAACTGGTTTTCCAGCCGTACTTATATGTAGTTAAAAGGTCCTGTGCCATTACTGAAGTAGGAACTTCATTATCGGGGTAATTTTCTGGATTATATGACCAGTTTCCAGAAATCGCTTGATCAAAGAACTTTTGCATAACAGCAACAATATGAATATAACCGCGATTGCTAGGCATATCCCAGAGCAACGTATAGTTGTTTTTAAGACTTTGATACTGGGGAACAATCTGCTTGAGTGGACCCTTTTTCGACTTCTTAATGGACAAGTATCCGCGAGGTGGTTCGATTCCGTTGGTTGCGTTTGACACAACGGAACTGCTCTCCGATGGCATCTGTGCGGACAATGTTGAGTTCCGTACCCCGTATTTGAGTACCTGCTCTCTAAGATGCTCCCAATCATACTTCAATTCGTTAGGTACAATTTCATCAACGTCCTTTTTGTATGTATCAATGGGAAGAATCCCATTACCATATTTGGTTCGGTTACTATACTCACAAGCACCTTTTTCTTTAGCAAGATTAACAGTTGCTTGAATCAAATAATACTGAAATGCCTCAGTAAGGTCGTGTACAAGTTTCCAGGCACCAGGATCGTCATAATGCTCCCCGTGCTTAGCGAGATAATGGGCAAGACCAATAAAACCTACCCCAAGTGAACGACGTGCTCTGGTGGCGATTTCTGCTGCCTTAACGGGGTATCCCTGAAAATCAATAAGTTCATCAAGAGACCTAACAGACAGATCACAAAGAACCTCAAGGTCTTCATTATCCCGAATCTTTCCAACATTAATAGCAGAAAGTATGCATAGAGCAATCTCACCATTTGGATCGTCAATATGTTGAATTGGTTTGGTAGGCAGAGTGATCTCCTGACACAAATTGCTCATCTCAACCTTATCCATAAAGGACGAATGAGAGTTGCAATGGTCAATGTTCATAATATAAACACGACCAGTTTCAGCACGTTCTTTCAGGAGGTCCAAAAAGAGTTCTTGAGCGCCGATAGTTTTTCTTGGAATAGACTCATCTCGTTCATAACGAACATACAACTCGTCAAATCCATCAGTGCCAAAAGCATCATACAGACCAGGAACAGAGTGGGGAGAGAAGAGAGAGATTTCTTCGTTGCGGATGAAGCGTTCATAGAAGAGTTTGGAGATTTGGATAGAATAGTCTAACTTACGAACACGGTTATCTTCGGTTCCTTTGTTATTCTTTAATACTAGGATGTCTTCGATCTCTTGGTGCCAGATGGGGAAGTGGACAGTTGCTGATCCACCTCTGATGCCATTTTGAGTGCAGCATCGGACAGTTGCTTCAAACTTTTTGAGGAAAGGGACAACACCTGTGTGCTGAACTTCTCCACCTCTGATTTTAGCGTTGATGCCCCTGATACGACCTGCGTTGATACCAATTCCTGCTCTTTGAGCAACATAGCGACCAATTGCCATATCAGAGCTGAAGATACTGTCAAGGGTGTCATCAACATCAACAAGAACACAACTTGCATATTGGCGAAGTGGGGTTCTAACACCTGCCATGATTGGCGTAGGAATGTTGATTTTGTGCTTGGAGATTGCATCGTAGTACTTCCTCACGTAATCTAAACGTGTTTCTTTAGGATACTTGGAAAAGATTGTCGCCGCAATCAAAAGGTACATAAACTGTGGCGTTTCATAAAGTTCGTTAGAACTTCTGTCCTGCACGAGGTACTTATCAACGACTTGACGTAGACCTGCGTAAGTAAACAGATAGTCACGACTATGATCAATGAACGACTCAAGTTTATCAAACTCTTCATCAGTATACAGATCAAGGATTTCTGGGTCATAGACACCTCTACCAACGGCACGAAGAACGTGCTGCTTGACAGTAGGGCAATCGTGCATACGACCAAATAACTGCTTGCGGAGGGCGAACAGAAGCAGGCGAGCAGCAACGAATTGATAGTTGGGGTGATCCAGATCAATCAGGTCAGAAGCAGAACGAATCAGAATTTCCTGAATCTCTGCGGTAGTGATACCATCATAAAATTGGATGCCTGATTGCATCTCTACCTGAGATGCTGATACACCTGCTAGGTCTTTGCAGGCTTCTTCCACCATAACGTGGAGTTTATTTAGATCAAGGGGTTCAGTTTTACCATTTCTCTTAACGACTTTCGTTCCGTTGCTCATATTTTCTTCCAGTTGTTAAACTTAATTTTTGCTTCTAAACCTGTGTATGTATTTGATTTTAACACATCCATAACGTTAAGTCCAGCTAAAACCATATCATTAATATCTTTTTGCTGGATACTTGTTGGCCAAATAATTACCTTGTCTCCTCTGTTGATTGTTTTTGATATTCGGTTGACGATTTCTCGATTGCGAGGTTCGTTATCAAAAACGTAAATATAATCGCCCCAACCAAACGACCCAATATCAACGTCGGACCCACACATAGCAATAGCATTTTGTACAAACGTGGAGTCGAAGGGTCCTTCAACAATGTAAATGGGTTTCGAAGAATCCACTTGGTCAAGACCATAAATCTTCGGGGCATCATCAGAAAGCATCACGGTAATATATTTAACAGGGTTGGGACCCAGTGCTCTTCCCTGAAAACCTATCAAGTTGGAGTCTGCATCATACATTGGTATAATAATGCGACTCTCATCCCTACCGATAGTGTCGAACGTAACTTTTTGAGTGTTCGTCCACTCCTTAAATTTGTCAGCAAAGTAAAACTTTTCTGGGTTCAGTTTCCTCCTTTCCAGGTATTCTCTAGCAATCGGAATCTTTGATGCTTTAGGTAAATCCAGTTTCTTTTTGAAGACTGGTTTTACAAACTCAAACTTGGGTTCCTCAACCACAAAGTTTTTACCCGTATGCCCTTCCTTAAACTTTTCCAGAGTGTATTGCTTATGGAGCGTAGGATCTAACTCCTTGAGAAAGTTATTGAAGGATAAACTTGCTCCGCAGTTGTGACACTTGAAGTTCGTATTATTCTTGACTGGATACAAGTATCCTCGTGCCTTTGTTTTGTTACGTTGAGAGTCACCACATATGGGGCAGCGGAAGTTGTAGAGATCTGCCTTGACTCTCTTAAACTTTTGTAAGCGTGACGAAACAAGTCCAATGTACTTGGAGTCAATCAAATCCATTATAAAGGTGCTTTACTTCGCTCTTTCTATTGTAGCAGGGGTAGAAGCAGGAGTCAATAAAGAAGTTGCGGTGGGAATGACTCCGATTAGAAAAGCAACAATTGCGATTGCTCCCACTGCTTTCCATTTAAACTGTGATATTTCTTCTACCTTTTCTTCAACCTTTTCTATTCTTTCACTAAGTTCTTTACTAATTGCTTCGTGTTGTTCTTTGGATGATACTTTAATATCCTCAATCATCTTTACAATAATATTATCTGTTCGGTTACACTGTTCAATCTTTTCATTATGAACGGCAAGCATTTGACTAATATTTTGACTTGTCTCACCAATCTTTTGAATTGCAGTATCAATACGCTCCATCATTTGCTCGTAAACATTAATACGCTCTTCGAGCAGTGCTATTTTTGTTTCTGTAGATGATAATGGGAACATTGACTTATTGTGGTGGTTTTCTTTTTTGCATCCAACGAGAACGAGAACCTTTTCCACCATAGATATATTTTTTCTTTGGCGCAGGCATTACTGGATCATATCCTGCAACAGGACCTTTTGGATCAGCGGAACCAGTAAATCCACCAGCACCTACAACCATGCCTTCCTCTTTAAGGGTACGAATAATTTGAATTACTCTATCTAATTTATTCATTAAATTTCTTGCAATTGAGAAAGACACTCATTATCTTCTGGAATATCATGAATTTGAGTTCTAGGATATTCTGGAAAACGATTCAAAAAAATCAAAAAACTTTTTATAGATGGCCACAGTTCTTTTTCTAAATTATAGAACAAAAGAGGAACTGCTGCATCATTGAAAACATTAAACAATATAATTAAATGATTTAATATGAGATGAGTTTTAAGTTCACCAGTATTCTTATATCTTTTCAACAATCGTTTTACATAACGAATTCTTTTCAAATCAGTTTCAAAATCCTCCATAGTCAATGCTTGAGGATTCTCATAGAATTTTATAGCAAATAACAAATAATTGTCATCATTCAATTCATCAAATCTCATACCATATTATCAGCTTTCTGGATATCTGGTGTCGTCTTCAGCGTCACCTGCAATCATGCTTCCTGCAACTAAGGTTTCAGACTTAACTCTGAAATTACCGTGACAATCAACATAGGTTGTTACTCCAACCCATCCCGCGTGTGCGACGGCATAAGCGGCATTCTTTCCACCAACCGTTCTACCAGCAGCAACGTTTGTTTCAGTTGTACCAACACCAAATACAGCAGAGAATCTATTAGACTTTACTTCAGGAGCAAAGTATTGACCATCCTCAAGAGTATATTTTGGTTTTTGAGTTACAGTGTATCCAGCGCCAGAAATCGTGTTGAGTGTTGGATGTGGAATCAAGAACTGTGTAGATCCGATTGAAAGTTGAGTAGCAGAAGTAATTCCAGTGATCACTGCTTGACCATAGGTTCCTCCAGCGCCAACGACTAAAATATCGCCAGTTGAAATGCCTGCAGTTACAAAGGTTGTGCCACTTCCAAGTACAACTTCAGTACCAAGATTAATTGTAATAGTTCCAGTTAGATTGCTAAAAGAATCTCTATTGCCCCAAAGAGCCATGTTTCCTTACCTATAAATTCTTTGTATACAGATATTTATAAAAAAAGGAGACCTTTAGTTTTGGTCTCCTCGTTTTTGTTTTTATTTAATTCAAGGAGTTATATCTTTAGCACCTTTATTCTTCAGTTGTGCTTGAACTTGAAGAAGAATGAGTGAAAGAATTCCGTTTGATTTTACCTTTGGGTTTGCTCCAAGTGCTTCCGAAACTGCAAAAAGTACAGTTGCGATAAGAGCCTGATTTGCTAAACACCAAGCGACGACTGCCGACATGATGACCTCCGTATGAAGAGTATCCTGTCCTATTTAGCAATCAATCGTATCTTGAATGCATCATGTCCTGTGCTCTTTGAGCATCAGCACGACGCTTTGCTACTTTTTGAGCAGGAGATCTTGGTCCACCATATTCACCAGCTGCAGGTGGTTTTTTGCCAGGAACTTTTTTACGTTGTCCAGCAGGCTTTCCTTCCATTCCACGAATTGTCTTTTTTACAGAACGATATGCTGGATCTGAACTACCACCACTTTGCTTTCCTTGCTCTCTTTCAAGACGATTTAATTCATCAATTTGCTCACCTTCTGGTTCATAAGACATTTTAAGACCCATTGCTCTCATCTTATTTTTAACAAGATTAATCTTAGTTGGGATTTCTCTAGGGTCTTCTACACCACCTTCACTCTTTTTGAGTTTTGGTTTTTCATCCATACCACAATCTGCTTCTTCCTTATGAACTGGAAGACCCTTATGCTTTGTTTTAGCAAACTTCTTTGCTTCTTTTTTACTCATTCCAGCGGCTGCTTTTGCAACTTCAGGAGAAGCGGGGGTCTCACCTTTTTTAGCAGCATAAACCATTCCCATAAACTTTTGCTGAGCCTGACTTACTGCTTTCTCAGATAAGAAAGGTCCTTCCATTTCATGGTGAGCAACTTGCATATACGAAGATGCATTTCTTCCAGTACCAGTTCCAGGGACTTCTGGATTGATTTTAACTGTGTTTTTTCCCTTCATTACATCAATTTTTTTATTATTCGCATCTGGATTTGCCGACTCATCATTTACTTCACCAATAAATTCTTCAGCAACACCTTTCCTTTTCTGAATTGCAGCGCCGCGAACTTTTCTACGATTTAAAAGATACTTATCAGTCTTATCATGATCACCATCATTATCAATGTCCTTATCTTCCCTACCAACTGGATCTAAACCTTTACCTGCTTTTACTCTTGCGGTTTGCTCACCCTTCTTTCTCTCACCTTCATAAGGATCACCATATTCCGTCATTTCAACTTCTTTAATATTTGGATTTGCACGAAGAGCACTAATTTTATCACGAGTGGCATATCTGACATAAGAACGACCGTCTTTACCAGTTACTCTTACCTTATATTTTCTGTGCTCAGCAGTCTCCAGCTTCTCCATATAAGTTAGACGGATTGGTTCTTCTTCTTTCTGAACCCCTTCTACAAATACTTTATAAAGTGCATTTGCAACACTAGTAGTTGCAAACTCTTCAATATTAAAATCTTCTGCTTGCATTCCGCCCTTACCAAACAATTTCTGCTTTACTAAAGTCTTTTCTTGCTGACTCATATTGCTATTTTGCATATATTGAGAATATGCTTGACGAAGAGGAAGTTCTTCTCTTCTGGCACGATACCGAATATCATAAATCGCTTGCTTTACTCTCTTTTCTGGAGACTTTCCACCAGCTTCCTTTTTATCTCCGCCAGCAGGAGCTGCAGCAGCAGGAGCGTGTTTTCTTGCTGGAAGCTCTTCAGCAATATGTTTTTTCATGAGAAAATTTTACTTTTTACTTTTTCTATATTTATTTATGAATTGCTTAACATCATATCCCATATATGCCTTTCCACCATATTGCAAATTCTCTTTTCCCGTTCCAATTGCTCCTGGTGTCATATCAGAAAAATGTTTAAATGCACCTAAAGTTCCTACAAGAGTATTAGGATGAATTTTATCTCTCATTTTACTATCCATTCTAACTTCAGTATATTCAACCAAATCTTTAATCCACGATTTGAACATTTGACCAGACTCGGTAACGCAAATTAGATAATTCGTCCCTCTACGAATAATACGTCCAACTAATCCAGTGTTTAAATTTTCAACTTTTTCACCTAGTTTAAAAATAGATTCCGTAAGGTAGTTTTCACGAAGAGTTTGAAAATCAAACTTAGGTGCAATCTGCCAGATATCCCATCCTTCTTTAACACTCATAGCACCACGAAGAATGTTGAAAAGTTCTTTTGCTTCTGCTGGTTTGACTTCAGGAGGAAGACCAGAACGGAAAGTTTTAAAGTCTCCTTCAGCAGCAGCAAGTCTCATTCTTGATGCGGACATTCCTTCCACACCTTTTGCATCAGGATCTCTATCACCAGCAGAAACTACTTCAATATTATCAAAATTATAAAGTTGACCATTATACTGACCAGAAAGTTTTTCAAATTCCTTAACTCTATCAGCACCACCGATAATTCTCACACCAGCATATCCATTATTATGTGCCATTTTTAATACATCAAAAATGGTTTTAGTATTAGCGTCGTTTACAATATTACCGGCGTGATTTGGATAAAACTTCTGCATATAAGCAATCTTTGTATCAGGATCAAGAGGATTCTTTTTCTTATCCTGACTTCTTGAGGGAAAGATTAAATATTGCCCATCTTTGTCCTGAGACGCTGCCTGTGCCGCAACATCCATTAATTGCTGATGTCCAATTGTTGGTGGATTAAATCTACCAAAAGCAATAGTAAGAGTACCTTTGGTTTTAGGAACTGGAAGATATTGTGCAGGAGGTTGTTCTTGTGCTACTGCCTGTTGCTCTGGTGCAGGTGCCTGCTGCTGTGCTGCCTGCTGTTGAAGTGCTGGATCATTATAACCAGGCGAGGCAATTGTTTTTTCCTTTTCAGTTTGTGGTCCGTCTTTCTGACCTACTCTTTGACGCTTATTATAAAATTTTAACTTACCACCTTCAGTTTTTGCTACAAACTCTCCCTGCTTATCATACCAACCACCATGACCATCTCCAACAAGTCCAAGACGCTGTGCTTGTTGAGATGCGGTTGCTTCTGTTATGAATTGGAAAAAACTTTTCATTATCTATTTAAATATGTACCAGTTACTCTTATATTATGTATTTATTTCATACAAATCTTGAAATGGTTCTTCCACCAATTGGTTGTATGATGACTCTGGCACCTTTTATCCCATGATCACTGCGATCTCCTTTATATACACCTAGAAATACTGGTTCATAATTACCACTTATTCTATCACCATTGTTTAATTTATGTCCAGAGCAAGTTAATTCATAATATCTTCCCCTACTTTGAATATTTAATATTCCTTGCATAGTAACATCCACATTATTCTCATTTTTCATACCACCATAACCACTTCCATAAACCGCCATTTTTTTCAGATTTTCATCTTGAATTTTTCTACCAACCGTTGTAGCTGCGGGCATACCATTTACAAACATTTCTTTTAAAGTGTTTATGAATGCTTGGGTTTCTGGATGATTATAAATCAAAGGTTCTACCCTTTGAGACGTTCCAGACCATTGTTGAAATGCCTTTGGTCCATCACCAGCTTTATGAGAAACGTGTCCAACGTATCCAGAAACTCCCCTAAAGTGAAAATCACATTTGGGTGTTCCAGGAGTGCTTTCACATAGACCAACTTGATATATTGTTGTACCAACTTTTAGAGGTATAATTTCAGTACCTAATTTATCGAAGATTGCATTTAATTGCTGATTGATTCTTACAATCTGAGCATCTTCTTGTGCCGTGGTCGCTTGCGTTCTACCAGAAAATTCAGAATCTTTAAAAATTTGAGTTAAACTTATATACTGTCCCGAAATAGTTGGAAGCATTATGGATCTTCCACTTTTAAATCTTTCAAAATGACTAAGAGTAGTCAATTCTTTTAAAATAGATTTATCTAGTTTTACTTTAGTTCCGTTTGATTCTGATAAAATAAAATCTTTTCCTATTCTTATTCTGTTTAAAAAAATATTAAAATTATTTCTTTTTGCAAGTTCACTAGGACTTAACGTAGCCATTTTTATTTTTATTTAGAAGTGCCCAAAAGAGGACTTGAACCTCCACAGAATACTCTACAGGAACCTAAACCCTGCGCGTCTACCAATTCCGCCATTTGGGCAAAGTGGAGAATAGCGGGTTCGAACCGCTGACCTCCTGAATGCAAATCAGGCGCACTACCAACTGTGCTAATTCCCCAATAAAAATATTATATCACTTCATAGGCATAAGGTCAAATAGTTCTGGATGAAGTTGACCGTACTTCCGCATCAATTCACCTGCCTTTGCATTTGCTTGATTTTCAGTTGGACTACCAGCATGAGAACTTTTACGGTCTAAACCTTTCTCCATATGCTGCTTATAATGAACATATTCGTGAGCAAGAGTTCTCAAAATATCCATAGGATGACGATTAATAACACTCAAATGAATAGCATTATTTTTTGATATTTCTCCGAATGCTGCGATTCTTTTTGCAAAGTCAGTATCATCTATGAGAATAATTGGAATGTCATAATTAAGACGCAACTCTCTTTTTAAGAAAACAATAAATCTTTTGAGAATTGCGTCAAACTGAATTTGAGTCGTTGGTCTTCCTTTTCTTTTACCAAGAAGAGACATATTTTTTGAAATATTTATCAGGCGCCAAGAATGGCGCCAATATTGTCATCAATATCTTGAATAACTGCACGAATATCAGAAATACGAGGAGGAACACTCACTTCATCATAAGTGTATCCTTGCTGTGCTTCAAACAAAATTTGACGAACTGCAGCTGCTGCACGAACATCAAGTTTCAGAGTTACTTTTTTATCTTTAGTCATCGGTCGTCAGCAGCACGGTTTTCAGAGAAGTAAACATCAAAAGCACCTTCAGGATAACGCTTGAGAAGTTTTTGAACATTACGAGCAACAACATCATCAAGTGTAGTATCCAATGCCATACAAGCCTGGGCAACATACCACATAATATCACCCAGTTCAATGATCAGGTGCTCACGGTTGTCTTCGGTATAAGGTTTGCCCTGAAATACCATCTTCTTGACGATTTCCATAAACTCACCACCTTCAGCATTGATACCAACGGCAGCAGTCAGGAGTCGTTCAATATTAGCACCTTTTTCATCCAGTTGAACCAGACGATCAGAGAGGGCAAGAAAGTCCTTAGATGCGTCAGAAGTCACGGCATCTACAAACTCAGCATACTTATCAAAATTAACGTGTTTAGCGGTTTCCATTAAAATTTAAATCCTTCAAACGACTTTTTAGGTTTCTTGTCTTCGTTATCATTATACTCGTCTTCGTTTCCAGAGTCAAGTATATCTTTTTGTGCTGACTGTTCACAATCGTACAGTCTCATTTTAGCACGGTCAATACCCACAATGAAACGCTTAAAAATTGTGGGGTCATTGTATCGATTCTTCAATTGCTTCACCATGATCTGTCCCAACTGCTCAAGCTCTTCAGTGCTAATAAGGGCAAACATAAGATCAGCAGTAGCAGGCAAACCAAAGGACTCGCTAGTATCAGTAAGTTCAACATCAGAAGAACCAAAACCTGAACGAGTGGTCTGAGTAGCGGAGACAATTGGGACATTAAACTCGACGGCGAGCCCCCTAAGTTCTTCAGCAATTGACTTGATATATGAATAAGAATTGATAGAGCTGTTTGCCTTATGCCTAGAGGAAGCACAAATATTAAGGTAATCAATGAAAATAATATCAGGTCTGAATGATTTCTTAAGAGCAAGTTCATTGAGAAGTGCCTTAAAGTGTCCTGAATGTGCAGAAGCAGTTGGATATTCTTTGATGACCAAAGAACCTTGTGTCTTCTTCGCAATACTATTTACTTTCGTTTCAAACATTTGGCGTGGGAGATCAACCAGTTGCTGAATCGGGACATTGAGAAGGTTCGCATCAATCCTCTCTGCAATTCGCTCTTCTGCCATCTCAAGAGTGATATAGAGAACGTACCTGCCTTGCAGTAAGACGGAAGAAGCCAAGTGACACATGAATAGCGATTTCCCAACGCCCGTCCCAGCGAGAGCGATATTGAGAGTCTTATTAGGGAGACCACCCTTTGTGATTTTGTTGAAATATTCCAGATCAAACTCGATCTTATCTTCTTTACGGTGATAAAACTCATATCGCTCCTCATAGTTCTGAAGATAATCGTGTCCGATATTATTATCAAACGATA